ATGAGGCTGGGACTGAAATTTTCCCCCAAGAGCATGGCCTTTCTCCGCTGCCGGGCCCGGTGCGAGTTTCTGGAAGGAACCACCGCCGCGGGCAAGACCACGGTGGCGTTGCTCAAGTTCATGCTGCGGTGCGCGGCCAGCAACAAGAAGCTGCACATCCTGTCCGGGCTGGACACCGGCACGGTGGAGAAAAACATTATCAACAAGGAGTTCGGAATTCTGGACGACTTCGGGCCGCTGGCCGACTACTACCCCGCAGGGTACGGCAAGACCACCCAGGCCCACATCCGCCTCAAGACCTCCGACGGGGAGCGGATCATCTACGTGCTGGGTTACGGCAACCGGGAGCGCTGGAAAAAGGCCCTGGGCGGCCAGTACGGCTGCGTCTACATCGACGAGGTGAACATCGCCGACATGGAGTATCTGCGGGAGGCCGCCATGCGGGCCGACTATCTTTTGGCCACCCTCAACCCCGACGACCCCCGCAAGCCGGTGTATGAGGAGTACATCAACCACGCAAGACCCCTGCCCCAATGGGAGCACTCCACCCCCGAGCAGATCCGCCAGCAGCTCAACCAGTCCCCCAAGGAAGGTTGGGTGCACTGGTTCTTCGGCTTTGAGGACAACGCAGCCCTGAGCGAGGAGACCCGGCGTCGCATTCTGGAAAATGCCCCGGCGGGCAGCCGTCTCTACCGCAACAAGATTTTGGGCCTGCGGGGACGGGGAGAGGGAGTCGTCTTTGAGGTGGGACCGGCCCACCGCGTGGGCGCGGCGGAACTGCGGCGTCAGCTGGAGGCGGGAAGCATCCGCTTTGCCCGGTTCTCCTGCGGGGTGGACACCAGCTACAGCCAGCGCACCCAGGATACCTTTGCCTTTGTCTTTGACGGATTTCTCGAGGACCGGCGCAAGGTGACCCTGGCGGTGCGGGTCTACTCCAACAAGGACCGGGCCCGGCAGGGATTGCCGGTACTGGCCCCCAGCGACATCCCGCCCCTGTTGGAGGAATTCCTGGAGGAGCAGCGGGGGGCCTGGGGATTCGGGCGGCGGGTGTTCATCGACAGCGCCGACCAGGCTACCCTGGCCGAGTGCCGCAAGTACCGGCGGCTCAAGGGCGGGCTGTATGAGTATCTGCCTGCCTGGAAGGGACTGCCCATTCTGGACCGCATCCGGATGGAGAGCGGCTGGCTGGCCCACGGCATGCATTTGTTTGTGGAGGAGGGCTGCGGGCCGCTGCTGGAGGAGATGGACTGCTACAGCTGGGAGGCGGACGGCCGCCCCGAGGACGGCAACGACCACTGCATCAACGCTGAGCAGTATGCCTGGATGCCCTACCGGGAGGAGATCGGATAAGGCGAGGAGGAAACAGATGAACTGGATGGAAAGGATGAGAACCATGTTGCAGACCTGGCTGGAAATTCAGCCGGCAGAGGGCCGGCGGCTGAGCATTCGGGAGCCGGTGAGCCACGGCACCAACGTGCTGCGCAACCGGGTGTGGTACCGGGGCGATGCCGGCGAGCTGGACCAGCTCTTCAAGCAGCTGGGGGAGGATGCCGTGGGCCGGGCACGGTTCTGGGCGGCGGCTCCCGAGAGCGAAAACCTGCGCAAGGCCCACAGCGGTCTGCCCGCCGTCATGGTGGACACTCTGGCGGGCATTGTGCGGGCTGACCTGGACGAGATGCACTTTGACGACCCACAGGCCGCCCGGCGGTGGGAGGACATCGCCCGGAACAACGACTTTGAGGCGCTGGTGGGCCGGGCGGTGGCCGAGTGTCTGGTCACCGGGGACGGGGCCTTCAAGATCAGTCTGGACCCCCAGGCAGCGCCGGGCCCCATCCTGGAATTTTACGGCGCCGACCGGGTGGAGTACGCCCGCCGTCACGGACGCATCACCGGGGTGGACTTCCTGACACCGGTGGGGCGCAAAGGCCGGGTGCTGTACGAAGAGTACCGCCCCGGCAGTGTGGGCTATCGGCTGGAGGCAGACGGCAAACCCCTGCCTCTCTCCGCCGAGGAGGACTGCGCCGGGCTGAGCAATACCGCCTTTGACCCCACGGTATCCCTGGCGGTGCCGCTGATGTTCTGGCCCAGCGCCCGGTGGCCGGGACGGGGAGCGTCCCTCTTTGACAAGAAGAACGACGCCTTTGACGCCCACGACGAGATCATCAGCCAGTGGCTGGACGCCGTGCGGGCGGGACGGGTACAGCGGTACATTCCCGAATGCCTGATCCCCCGGGACCCTGAGACGGGTGCCCTGCGGGTGCCGGGCCGCTTTGGGGCCAGCTTTGTCAAGATTGCCTCCAGTGACCGGGAGAACGCCGCCGACCGCATCGAGACGGTGCAGCCGGAGATCCGCTACGAGGCCTTTGAGAGCGCCTACGCGGCTACCCTGGACCTGTGCCTCCAGGGTGTGCTGAGCCCGGCCACCCTGGGCATCGACCTGGGGCGGATGGCCTCCGCCGAGGCCCAGCGGGAGAAAAAGGACGTGACCGGCTTTACCCGCAATGCCATCACGGCGGCGCTGGAGAAAGCCCTGCCCCTGCTGGCCCGGGCGGCTTTGCAGGCCCAGGACCTGGCCGAGGGACGGGCGCCCGGGGAGTATGTCGCCCGGGCGGGCTTTGGCGAGTACGGGGCCCCCGCCTTTGACGAGAGGGTGAATACCGTGGCCCGGGCTGCCGAGGCAGGCATCATGAGCGTGGAGGCCCAGGTGGACGAGCTGTGGGGCGCCAGCAGGGACGAGGCCTGGAAGAGCGCCGAGGCGGCGCGCATCCGGGCGGAGCGGGGCGCGGCGGGCTGAGGCCCGGCAAAACATTCTGAAGCGAAAGGGCGGAAGGGCCGATGGGTCCGCTGCCCTTTTGTGATACAAACAGCCCATGGGCGGAAAGGAGAACAAGATGACCGACAAGGAAAAGAACAAAAAGCCTGACCCCAAGCAGGCAGCACCCGGTCCGGCGGAGGCCGGGGCCGGCGGCACGCAGCCGGAGGCAGCCGGCGAACCGGCGGCAGAACCGGCAGCGGAATCTGAGGAGGAGACCGAACCCGCGCAGACCCCGGAGGAGGACAGTGCGGTCTGCATTGCCCGGCTGGAGCAGGAGCTTCTGCAGGCGCGGTGCCGTCTGGCGGCCTACGGGGCGGGGGTGAACCCTGAGATGGCGGAGGACGCCGTGACCCTGGCTGTCAGCGCGGCCCGGCGGGAGGGAGAAGTCACCGAGGAGAGCGTGACCCGGGCCATGGAGGAGGTGCTCAAACGCCACCCCGACTGGAAAAACGGCGGCCGGGGCATGGCGGGCTTCCGTCTGGGCGCCGACACCGACCCGGGTGCCATCCCTGCCCCCGGCGGTGAGCCGGAACCCGAAAAGCGGCGCTGGAACCGCTTCAAGTAAACCACACAACAGAAAGGATGAATGCAGATGCCCAATACCGTGAACTATGCTGAAAACTGGCAGTCCGAACTGCTGGAGGTCATGACCCAGAACGCCCTGTGCGGCCCCTTCGTCACCGACAACGTCCGCTGGCTGGATGCCCGGACCTTCCACTTTACCCAGATGTCGGTGTCCGGCTACAAGAACCACAGCCGGGACGGCGGCTGGAACCGGGGCAATGTGACCCAGACCGACCACGCCTATGTGGTCACCCACGACCGCGATGTGGAGTTCCTCATCGACCGGGCCGATGTGGACGAGAGCAACTCCGCCGCCTCGGTGATGAACATCTCCCGCACCTTTGAGCAGACCCAGGCAGCCCCCGAGGCTGACGCCCTCTTCTTCTCCAAGGTGGCGGCCGCTGCCAAGAAGGAGTCGGGCTACAACAGCTCCACCGCTGCCGCCGACTTTACCCCCGAGACGGTCTTTGCTAAGCTCAAGGCCATGCTGGCCGCCGGCAAGCTCCGCCGCTACCGCGCCCGCGGGGCCCTCATCGCCTATGTGTCCAGCGCCATTATGAACGCCCTGGAACAGGCCCCCGAGCTGACCCATACCATCGAGCTCACCCGCATCGCCGATGGCGGCACCGGCATCGAGACCCGCATCACCGAGATCGACGGCGTGCCCATTATGGAAGTGGTGGACGATGAGGTCTTTTACGATGCCTTCACCTTTGACGGGGAGGAGGGCGGCTTTGCCCCGGCCTCCGGCGCTCACAAGATCAACGTGCTCATTGCCTCGCCCCTGACCACCAAGCTGGTGCCCAAGATCTCCAGCATCTACTTCTTTGCCCCGGGCGGCCACGCTGAGGGCGACGGCTACCTCTACCAGAACCGCGCCCTGAGCGATGTCTTTACCTTCCCCAACGGCAAGGACGGCAAGATCGACAGCGTCTACGTGGACACCGACACGGCCGCTGTGTCCTGAGGACGGTGAGACCATGGCGCTGCAAAGCTATGCCGCCCGGCAGGACTATACCGGGCTGTACGGGGAGGATGCCGCCCTGAGCGGCGAGGCTCTGGACCGTGCCCTGTGGCAGGCCAGCCGCGCCGCCGACCGGCTGACCCTGGGACGCATCGAGGCGGCGGGCGGGGTGGATGCCCTGCCTGAACGCGCCGCCGAGCTGGTGCGCCGGGCAGTCTGCGCCCAGGCAAACTGGCTTTTGGAGGAGGGCTCGGCCTGGCGGCAGGGCCTGAAACAGTACGACGTGGGCGGGGTGAGCATGACCTTTGAACAAACGGATGCCCAGACCGGCGGTGTCTGCACCGAAATGCAGGAGCTCTTGCTCCTGAGCGGCCTTTGCTGCCGCGGGGTGGGACCATGAGCGGCCGGTGGCCCAAGCTGGTGCGACCCGAGCTCTGCCGCACCCCCGTCACCGTGACGCTGACCGACGGGGAAACCGCCGACGGCGCCCCCGACGGGGTGCTGGTGCTCTCCCTCATGTGCCGGCTGGACGACGAACCCAAACAGAGCATCAGCCCCAACCGGGATTTCGGGGACGGAACTCGGCGGGGCATCGATGCCGAGCGGGTGGTCCACTGGCGGCAGGGCGTGGCCCTTTTTGACGGGGACATCGCCCCCGAACGGGATGTGCTGGCGGGCAGCGTGGAGATCGGCGGAAAGAGCTGGCGCATTGACTCGGCCATGCGGGGACGCAACCCCGACGGTACCGTCAACTATACCCGGCTGACGCTGGTGTGAGGGGAGGAAAACGTATGACGCTGAAACAGCTGTACGGCTGGCTGGCCCCTCGCTTTGACCGGCCGGACTGTGTGCGCCTGGGCAGTGTGGACGGCAGCAAGCCCTTTTTTCTCGGCATCTTTGACGACCGGGAGGAAACGGCGGGCGCCCGGGCCAGAATCTGCCTGGGCGGGGCGGAGTGCACCCACTGGGATGTGCTGACCGCCCGGCTGCTGCTGCGCTGGGGCCAGAATCAGCCCGAGGCCGAAGCACAGGCCCAGAAGCTCTGGGCCATGTTTTACGGTCAGACAGGGCTGACCATGGACGGAACGCTGGTGTTCTGGGCGGACCCCGGGCCGGGGCCTGTTCCCCTGGGCAAGGGCGGCGACGGCGTGTTTGAGTACCTGATCCGGGTACAGCTTTACTACGGGCGCTGAGAGGCGGCCTGTTCACAGACAACAAAAAGGAGTGAAGACCAATGGCAAGAACCGGCGTTTATCCGGTATTTGAAAACAAGTTCAAGATCGGCACCAACGGCAGAAGCAGCATTGACGACGACATGAAGCCGGTGTCCAGTCTGGAGACCTTCTCGGTGGAGATCGACGGCAATGTGGAGGAGTGGACCCCCATGGAAGCGGAAGGCTGGAAGCGCCGCATGGTCACCGGCAAGAGCCTGACCATCACCCTGTCCGGCAAGCGGGAGATCGGCGACGAGGGCAACGACTACGTGGCCGCCAACGCCTGGGGTACCGGCAGCGGCTGCGACACCAAGTTTGAGTGGGAGTTCCCCGACGGGGCCAAGCTGGCCTTTGACTGTGTGCTCAGCGTGACCAACCCCGGCAGCGGCGACGCCACCGACGTGGCCGCTCTGGAGTTTGAGGTCCACAGCGACGGCAAGCCTACCTATACCCCGGCCTCCGGCGTCTGACCGGGCCGGAAACATATGACAGAAGGGAATGGGGCATCGTCCCCGACGGGTGGGCGGGAAAAACATTTGACAGGAGGATACCATGGCTAAACTGTATACCCTTGACGACAAGCTGCTGACCGAGGTGCCCGAGGTCCGGGTGGGAGACAAGGTCTACCCGGTGGACAACCGTCAGAAAACGGTGATGCGCATCCAGCGGGTGATGGCAAAGGAGGACGCCGAGGCGGAAGCTCAGCTGAACGAGGCCTTCCGGCTGGCACTGGGCGCCCAGGCGGCCAAGGAGCTGGAGGAGAAGAATCTGCCCTATCCGGCAGTGCAGGAGCTCTTTGCCCTAGTGCTGGCTGCCGTCACCGGCGAGGAGGCGGAGACCGTCCGCCGGCGATTTCGCACCGCCCGGGAGCAGGGCTGAACAACCCTTTGCAGGGCAGGAGGCCTATGACCTTCTGTTTGACGAGGATGCTATTTTGCAGAGCGTGGCCGCCCAGTACGGCGTGCTGCCCGCCGTCCAGGGAGAACTGCCCTGGGCGGAGTGGGCGCAGCTGGTGGAGGGCCTGATGGAGGATACCCCTCTGGGCAGACTGGTGGCGGTGCGCACCGAGCGGGACCCGGCAGCCCTGCGGCGGATGACGCCCTGGCAGCGCAAAGCCCGGCGGGACTGGAACCGCTTTGCAGCCCGGCGGGCGGCAAAACGCGGCCCCGATACGGGGGCGCAGCGGGCTTTGCAGGCAGAGCTGGCCCGGCTGTTCGGGCAAAACCCCGTCCCGGGGGGAGAAAGGAGGAAGGACGGTGGCACAGATCACCGAGAAAACAAGCGATAAAAAGCAGTCTGAGCTGAAAAAATGGCGGGCGGCGGCTGCCCTGATGCGACCTTCGGCGGCAGCGGCACGCAGCATGACCACGGTGGAAAACGCCGCCAAAGGGGCGGCCTCCGCCATGCAGGCGGCGGCCGCTGCTGCTGCAAAGACAGCCACCGCCACCGCAAAGGCGGCCAAGGCGGCGGCCAGATACACCGCCAGCTTTGATGAGATCGAAAAGCTGCCCGCCGCACCCCAGGCAGAGGAAGCCGGGACGGGAAGCAAGAGCAGCTCGTCCAAGAGCTCGTCGTCCAGGTCGTCGGGCAGCAAGACCGACAGCGACTGGGAAAAACTGAAAAAGGCGGCGGCAGAGTTCTGGGACTGGCTGCAGGATCTGGCCCGGGCAGGGCAGGCAATCTGGACCAAGGTGTGGGGTGCTGTTTCCCGGGTGGCCCTGACGGTGTGGAACGGGCTTTCTACTGCCCTGTCCGGACTGTGGCGGAGAACTTTTTCCCATTTTCTGGACTGGATGAGCGGGACCTTTGCCCCTGGAATCTTCGGCAGTCTGTCGGCGGCCATGGGGCCGGTGGCCTCAGGGGTGCTGACCACCGGGGCCAATGCCTTGGCAACGGCCTTTCAGACCGGGTGCGGGCTGGCCTCCGATGCGGTGCAGACGGTATTGCTGCCTGCCATGGGCCTTGTGCTGCAGGTCTGGAACGGGCTGATGGAGGGCATCTCCACGGCCTGGCAGAGCTGGGGACAGCCCATCCTGACCGGGATGAGCCTGGCCGTGCAGAACCTGATGACGCTGATCACCAGCCTGTGGCAGACAGTGGTCCAGCCGGTGCTGACCCAGTTCATCGCCCTGGCGGAAAGTTTGTGGACCGAACATCTGCAGCCCCTCTGGATCCAGGCGCTGAATCTGCTGGGGGCAGGGCAGACCATGCTGCTGAACTTCTGGAACAATCTGCTCATGCCCCTGCTGAACTGGATGACCCAGACCTTCGGGCCGCTGATCGCCCAGCTGCTGACCGTCATGGGGCAGACCGGCACCAGCGCGGCGTCGGTGCTCAGTGAGGCGGCAAACCTGATCATCACTGCCTTTACCGGGGTGGCGCAGTTCATGTCCAACGTCTTTGCGGGGGACTGGGCTGCCGCCTGGGAGAGCGTCCGCGCCACGGCGGCACAGGTCTGGGCCGGCATTCAGAATCTGGTGCGGACGGCGGTCAACGGGGTCATCGGTCTGGTCAACGGCATGCTGAACGCCGTGGCCGCCGGCATCAACGGGGTGGCGGGGGCCATCAACAGCCTGAGCTTTACGGTGCCGGACTGGGTGCCGGGGCTGGGCGGACAGCGCTTTGGATTTTCCATCCCTGCGGTCACGGTGCCCCAGATTCCCATGCTGGCCTCGGGCGGCGTCATCCGACAGCCCACCCTGGCCATGATGGGCGAGTACCCGGGGGCCTCTTCCGACCCGGAGATCGCGGCGCCCCAGTCGGCCATGGCCCAGGCTATGTCCGACGCCAACGGCGAGGTGGTGGACGCGGTGCTCACCGCTGCCCAGCAGATCATCGAGGCCATCCGGGAAAACGGCGGCGGTGTCGTCATCGGGGATGAGGTCATCGGCCGGGCGGTGCGCCGCTATAACAGCCGCCGAGCGGTCATCACGGGAGGTGTGGT